AAGTTTTTTATTTTATAAATATAGTCCTGGTGTGCGTGTATAGCTCTCTGAGAGCGTTTTAATTTAGTGGTATACTATCCGCAAAATTTTGCCAGCGTTCAACCAGGTGGATTTTATGAGCTTGTACGCTTACTCAGAAGGGGGGTTGCCCAAGTCAAAAAAATCGACGCGGCTCTCTTTCTATACCAATAAACTTTTTATGGAACAATTATGAGCAGACCAACAATTACTTTTGATTATGATGAAATATATGAGATATCTAAGACACACTGTTCTTTTTTAGATATGGCTAAGTACTTTAATGTGTCTGAAGCTACGATAAACAACCGATATAAGGATGATGAGGAGTTCAAACTAGCGGTTGATAGAGGTAGATTTGAAGCCATTAAGGGTCTCCGTAGACGACAAATTGAGACTGCGATGGATGGTAATACCCAAATGCTAGTCTGGCTAGGTAAACAACTGCTAGGACAGTCTGATAAAGTTGATGTTGATCAATTATCAAGAGTTGAGCCTATAAATATAGAAATTGTAAACCCTGATAATAGTTTAACATAATTTTTGGGAGCTTTTTTGTTAGATTATGGCTAAGTTATCTCCTACAAAACCACAGTTTGAGTACATAAACTCGACTGCCAAGTTCCCTGCTTTGGTTGCGGGATTTGGTGCAGGAAAGACTGAAGCCGCAGTTCAACGCTGCATAATCGGCAAATTAAGGAATCCGAGCACTAATAGAGGGTTTTATGAGCCTACATATGACCTTATCCGCATGATTGCATGGCCGAGATTCGAAGAAGTGCTTACTGACCTTAAAATACCCTACAAACTGCATAAATCGCCCCTAAACTACATAGATTTAGGTGCTTATGGTCAAATTATTTTCCGATCGATGGATACAGCAGAAAGAATCATTGGTTACGCACACGCTGATGCCGATATTGACGAACTTGACACCTTGAAAGAATCTGATGCTGCATCCGTTTTTAGAGCGATAGTGGCTCGTAATCGTGAGATAAAACCCAATGGCGAGCCGAATACAATTGGTGTAACAACGACTCCTGAAGGTTTTAAGTTTGTTTATAAGAACTGGAAACAATATCCGAAAGAGGGTTTTGAACTCATACAAGCACCCACTGAATCTAACCCACACTTACCACCAGATTATGTAGATAACCTCAAAAATATATATCCAAGCAACCTTTTGTACGCGTATCTGAATGGAGAATTTGTAAATTTAACTCAAGGTACTGTATATAACTCTTATAGTCGTGATAGGAATGACAGTAAAGAAGAAGTCACACGCTTTGATTACCTCATGGTTGGTATGGACTTCAATGTCACGAATATGTCTGCTGTGGTATTTGTCTACCGACAAGGTGTTTTCCATGCAGTGCAAGAGTTAACTGGTATCTACGATACCCCACACATGATTCACACCCTCAAGAAAAAATATCCAGACCACAATATATGCGTGTACCCTGATGCCTCTGGTGCATCTCGTAAAACAGTGAATGCGAGTATCTCCGATATCACCCTCTTAGAATCAGCAGGATTTGAATGTCGTGCCCCTAAGAAAAACCCATTTGTAAAGGATAGAGTGATGGCGGCTAATGCCGCTTTTGAATCGTTACAAGTTATGATAAATTCAGACAAATGTCCTGAACTGGCGAGTAGTTTAGAGCAATTAACATACGATAATAATGGTATGCCTGATAAAACAAGTGGATTAGACCACTTAATTGATGCGTGTACCTACCCAATTGCTCATGAATTACCTATTATTAAACCTATAGCGGCTGTGCCGTTCAAATTTGCGATATAATTATGACAGTAGAAATCAGAAACCCCGAATACGATAAATTTATCGATGAATGGCAGTCAATCCAAGACTGTTGCGATGGTCAAAGAGCAGTAAAAGCAAAAAACATCAAATATCTGAAACCAATGGAAGGAGTAGGCTCTATTGATAACAGATATCGTAATTATTTGCATCGAGCTGTCTTTGTTAACTTCACTGGCAAAACTAGAGAAGGTTTGACTGGTGCAATCTTCAGAAATACTCCTGACTTTGAGTTACCTCAAGAAACAGAATATCTTGAGAAAAATGCTGATGGTGCAGGTGAATCCCTGATAAGTCTAGCAAAAGATGTCACTGGAGAGGTGGTTGCTAAAGGTAGACACGCACTTTTAGTGGATTATCCACAAGTTAATCCTGGTTTATCCCTAGAAGAACTCAATGAACTCTCTCCAAAAGCCACAATCAACCGATATACCTGCGAAAACTTCATAAATTGGCGAGTAGAAGTCATAAATGGGCAAAAATTGCTCACTTTAGCGGTATTGCAAGAGGTTTATGATAAAGAAGAAGATGAATTCGATTACGAAGAAGGCAAGCAGTATCGTGTACTTCGTTTAAGAGATGGTGTTTATACACAACAACTTTATAGAGAAAATGAGGCAGTCACTGATGAATACGCACCCACAAAAGCAGATGGATCAACATTCGATTTTATCCCACTATTTATTATTGGTAGCGAAAACAACGATACTACTGTCGACATCCCTCCTTTGGGCGATATCGCTGCTATTAATCTTGCTCACTATCGTAACAGTGCTGACCTTGAAGAAAATTGTTTCGTTCATGGTCAACTTACCATTGGTGTTAGTTCGACTATGTCTTTGACTCAATTTCAAGAGGCAAATCCCAATGGTATTACTGTAGGATCGATGGCAGGGCACTTTTTAGGCGAATCTGGCGGTTTTTCGTCAATCCAAGCCTCAGAGAACCAATTAGCAGATCGTCTCATGGAGCGTAAAGAGGAGCAGATGAGGAAGCTAGGTGCTAGGATGATTTCAGTTACAGCTAACAAAACTGCCACTCAAACATTGATTGAGGCATCAGGTGAGACATCAATTATGTCTACGATCTCAAAAAATGTGTCTGAGGGTATAGAAAAATGTATTGAATGGTGCGGAATGTTTATGGGTGCAGCGAATATGCCAAAATTTGCACTCTCCACCAAGTTCTTTGATGAGGTTGCTGATCCGCAGATGTTGATGGCGGCTATGCAACTCAACGAAGCAGGAATCCTTGCAAAATCAGATATGCAAAATCTTGCACGATCTCAAGGAGTTGTGAACGAATTACGACTTAATGAAGACATTGATCGTGATGTAGAGCAAGAAAATGTGCCAGTTGAAGAAGAATCTTCTGAAAATGAAGAAAATCCTTTGACATCTGAGGAGTAGGGTGTTATATAACTAATATGTCTCAGGGAGACACTTTTTTATAACTAGGGGTTATAGATGAGCATTAAATACACTGTAAATGAAGAAGAATTTTCAGCATTAGATGAGTCACAACAAAGTCTTTACTCTCAGGGTGAGGGCGGTTACACATTAAATGTTGAGGGAGTACCAAAAGAAGATGTCACTGGTCTAAAACAGAAAATTGACAAACTTCTTGGTGAAAAAAAGACAGCACAACAAAAAGCACTTGAAGCTGAGGAAAGAGCCAAAGCTGAGGCTGCTGAAAAGCTGAAAAAAGCAAATGATTTTGAACAACTATACAATAGTTCAGAAGCAGAGCGACAAAAAACAGCAAATGAGTTGAATGATCTTAAAAACACCATTCAGAAACAAAAACTTAGGTCTGAAGCAAGCAGTATTGCAAGTGGGATGACTAAAGACACTGCTAGGGCTAAGTTGTTAACAGAACAAATACAGTCTAGGCTTTCTCTCGTTGATGGAGAGGTTAGAGTGTTGGATGCTAATGGAAACTTAACTGTTAGCACTATAAACGAATTGACCAATTCAATTAAGGCAGAATATCCGTTTTTAATTGATGGGTCTAAATCCACTGGGGGTGGAGCAGTAGGTGGAAATAGCAGTGGGGCTGAAATTTCCAAAACTAAGAGTCGTGCAGACTTTGAAGCTATGAATGCCCATAAAAAGATGGAGTTCATCAAGTCTGGCGGTATTGTTGAATAATCTTTTTTGGAGATTTTAAAATGGCAGATCAATTAGATATTTCGGCTTTGACGAATGACATCTATGTTTCAGCAGATGTTGTCGGTCGTGAATTAAATGGGTTTATACCCTCCGTTACTATGAATGCTGAGTCTACTCAAGCATCCAAAGGTGACACTGTAAAAGCAGCTTTCACTCGCGAAATTTCAGCGGCTGATATCACTGAGCAAATGACAGTTCCAGAGGCTGATAACAGTCTTACTGTTGACTCAAAAAGTTTGACTCTAAATAAAGCTCGTAGAGTTCAAATCCCACTTGGCGGTGAAGATACTCGTCAACTTCAAAACACTGGTCAGTATGCAACTGTTTATGGTGATTTAATCACTCAAGCTATGCGTACTCTTTCCAATGAAATCGAAGTTGAGATCGCTACTGCTCTTAAAAATGGTGCAGGTACTGCAACTGGTACAGCAGGAACAACTCCTTTTGCAGTTGGATCAGCAACTGAATCAGGTGTTGAAGAATTGTTAACAGCAAGACGATTCTTGGTAGATCAGGGTATGCCTACTGATGGTAATGTTTCTGCGGTATTAAACACTACAGCAGGTGCAAATATTCGATCAAACCTTAACTTGTTAGATCAAGGTTTTACTGGAAATGGTTCTCTTAGAGAGCAAGGTATTTTAATACCTATTGCAGGTATCAATCTTCGTGAGTCAGGTAATATTTCTGCTCATACAAGTTCTGGTGCATCAAGCTATGCAATAAATGCTACAGAAGCGGCAGGTCAAACTACTCTAACTGTAGATGGTGGATCAACTGACCATGTTGCAGGTGATGTTATCACAATCGCTTCAGATACTTCTGGTGCAGGTTATGTTATCAACACTCATACTTCTGATACAGAAATTATTATAAACTCTCCAGGTTTATTAGATGGTGCTGTAGATGGTAATGCAATCACTACTGCGGCTACTTACTTACCTAACTTTGTATTCCACAGAGCGGCTT